CTTGTAACTCTAACTCTATTATTAGGTAAAGCTACCATTGCACCTTTATATTGACCAGATGTTAAATGTAAAACATGTGACTGTTTATGTTGTGCAGGGTCATCTGCTACTGCACTGTCAGTGAAGTCAACTGTAAAATAATATTTACCAGTATAAAATTCACCATTTACTTTACACATCCAAGGACTTGAACTAATTCTATCCATCACTATAATACTATGATTATGACTAGGACAATCCCAAGGTTGAGCAAAGTGTGTTTCAATAGGTGGTGTCCATTCATCTAATGGTATGTCACCTATCAAACCTGTTATTGGCATACGTGCCCACATAGCACCACCATGTAAATTTTGTTCTTCAGCTTCACAACCTGTAAAAACAACTTGGAAACTTAGACATCTATCAGGCATACAATTAACTGCAATAGCTAACGCATGTATATATTCCCCATGATAAGCCTGATGATTATGAGTAAACTCCTTCCTTACCCAACACCTAAAAAAAGGTATATTGGATATAAGATGAGGCATATTTATTTTGGTCCACTAATAATTGGTACACCACCAGCTTTCATCATTTTAACTTTTTTGCCACCAGCCATTTTCATTTTAGATTTTTTTTTATGTTTCATTATTGCTCCTTTATAGATTGGTAATTATATAATATTCAATTGTTAGAAAACCCAATCCTAATATTCCAGCAATTGTCCATAAAATAATATTTTTTTTTCTTTTTGCTGCAGCTATTTTTTGTTTTAAAAAATCTGCTTGTCTTTTTCTTTCAACTGCAATTTCTTTTTGTAATCTTTCCCATTGACCAGGTGAACCATATAACAAAAACATTTGTCTCATTTCATCTCTAATTCTTTTTGCCTCTTCTTTTCTAAAATGTGCATCAATTGCATTTTGTTCAGCACCTGTAAGTTTACCAAATAACTTATTTAAACCTTTAGGTTTTTCACTTGACACAACTTGAAGACTTGCTTCTGCCTTTGCCCATTTTGCAACAGACCCTGACATATTCATTAAATCTTTACCTGTTTTAATACCCTGTGATATAGCTTCTGTAGCTCCCTTCAAAGCTGCAAAAGCTGTAAATGGGTCAATCATAATTTATCCCCTTTTTGTTTTTACTTTTTGTTTTCGCCCACTTGCACTAATAGGGTACCTAATAGAAGTTGGTTTAGGTCCTACATTAGTCTTTGCCCTTTTTCTTTTTACTGCTGCAGACTTTTGCCCTGCAGTCATTTTACTAGCAACTGCCTTTGGTCTACATACAGGATATTTTCTTTTTGATTTACTAGCTGATTTTCTTCCACATGGTTTACCTGTAGATATATCTACCCAATCTTCTTTAAACCATTTTTTAAGTCCACCACCTTTTTTCTTTTTCATCTATATCTCTTCAGGTCTTTTACCTTTTTGTTTTTTATATCTATCACTAAGTATACTTAGTTCGCTTTCGTCTATTCTCCATAACAGCACCACAACCTTTAGCAATTTTACCTTGTGGCTTACCCACTCTTTTACCTTTTGCCATGCTCTTTGCACTGCCTTTCCAATCTTTTCGCTTCTTACCACTAGGGTCTTTAATTTTTCCTGCACAGATTTTAGAAGCATACGCATTTGCATACGCACTAGGATAAACTTTAAATTTACGTTTCGCAGCATTTTTCCCCCTTGCACATAATTTAGTCATTGTTAATCTTTCTATATCCCCAACGATTCTCAGAACCATCATAGATACCTTTCATAGCCTTTGGTATTTTAATTAAAAGGTTACGAAATCTTATAATGTTTTTAGTTAGTTTCATATTACTCTCCTTCTTATTTTGATAAGTTATATGTCATATCTAAATTAGTAGGGTCATCAACTTTCATCATTACTTGGTCATCAAATAATAATAATAGTCGTACACCTTTATAATAAAGTTTTTGACCTGCATGTCTAGCATAACAAACATAGTCTCCTACGTCACACCATTTACCATTTGGAAATTTATCTTTATCTTCATAAGCTAAATCACCTATTGATAAAACTTTACCTACTGTAGTTAAATAAGCTACATCATCTTTAACTGAATCAGGTAATAATAAACCACCTTTAGTTTTACTTTTTACCGAAACAGGGCGAACCAATATGTGGTAGCCAGGCAAGTTAGGTAAAACTTCTGGGTCAGGTTTTTCTGCATCTTCAATCCAATCATTATTCTTAATAGCATTTTCTAGTTTAGGTGTTCTCATCTTCATCTCCATCAATCATATTTTTATAAACATTTTTAGTTATAGCTATAGCCATATTCAATCCAGTAATTGAACCTACCATTTGTTGATAACGAGGATAGTCTTCACAATTACCATCCCCTAATGATTTTTGAATTTGACTTATTTCCAGATTTAATTCCTTCTCAATCTCAGAAATAATTTTATGTATCATAGTTATTATTTAACTTTATAACTATCAGGTGGGTCTTGTCTTAGAATACCTTTTTTAGCACGAACTGAATATTCAGTGCTAGATATTTTAGACCAGTCACCATAACCTTGTCCTTGTTTAGGACCTTTAATTATTTCACTCATTCTATTCTCCTTTCATTTCTTCCTTAGCTAAGTCACCAAGTGTTTTTATAGTTTGAGTTGCAACTTTTGATTGTCTATTTTTCTGACCTTCAGTTTGTTTAAGAATTTGGTTAGCACCTTTTTCAATTGCTTTAATACCTTGTTCTTCTTCTTTGAGAGTCAGTTCTCTTTGTTTAACTGCTAAGTCAGCAGCTTCTTGTAAGGCTTCAAGACCAAGTTTTTCTTTCTCAATATCAAGCCTTTGTTTCTCAAGTTCAACCATTTGTTGTTCAGGTGATTGTAGTACACCCATTGCTTGGTTGGCTTGTGAAATCTGTTGGGCAGCTTGAGCCTGAACTTGTTGTAATGTTGCAGGGTCAGTAGCCACTCCTGATACCATTCCATTAATTTGTTCTTGGTATCTCATAATCATATGTTCTTTTATATTTGCTTCAAGCACTGGTCTTACCTTTTGCATAATTGGACTACCACCATTCATTGGGTCAGTTAAATATGCAGTCTTAACTGTAACATGAGCCATATGGTCTTGTCCAGGAAATGCAGCTATTGGCATACCTTTTACTGCTGCCTGTATATCTGATACAGGGTCAAGTGCTTGTGGCTGTATTTGTGGTGGAAGTATAGCTTCCAAGTTAGGCATATTTGCAGCTTGTAATATTGTTCTATGTAATGCCTGTATATTATAAGTTCCTGGTGGTGCTTGACTGGCTAACTGAAGAGCCAACTGTGAAAGCATTAATCTATGAGCACTTGAAGGTATGTTAGGGTCACTTACAGGAATGACATCTATCTTACCATCAAAGTCCATTTTTAATATGGTTGGACTTGCACCAGGAACCTCGTAAGGATATGAGTCAGGTAAAGACTCAAAATTTATTCTTGCTAATATTTTAAATTCTTCTTTTTGTGAATAATGTAATCGTTTATGTATTGCACTAAAAAATTTACTTGATGCTTCTAACAATGCCATAGTAGTTCCTACTGGACCATAGTTAGTTGAATCATTAATTACTTGTTCTGTACTGTCAGCAAACTTCTGTCCTGCACCTGCAATAAAACCTAACATCTGATATAATGTATTGGAAGGTTCTTTATAAGGTAGAGGTACAATTGCTCTTGCTAAATCTACACCTGTAGCTTCTACGTCTCTAAATTCACCAGGAGCTAGAGGCTCATTATCACCTACAACTTTAACTCCTTTAGCTTTAAAACCTGCAGGTAATGTTGCAAACTGACCAGAGTCAACTAAGTTTCTCATAGCTGCAGTTGCAGTCATTGTAAGATTACCTAAGAAATGTATTAAACCTAAACCATAAAAACCAAAACCTGGAACAAACTTATAATGTGTAAAGAACATTTTCTTTTGTTTAGTTGGGTCATCTTCATTATAGTTTCTTCTAATAGATAAAACTTTTTTTGAACTTTCTTCAACTGTTACAATATAAGGTAAACCAATACCACTGTCATCTAAATCTAAATAACAATGTTGTTCTAATAAAACATATTGAGGGTCAGAGTCAGCAGGTATAGATGTACCCATAATCTCATCAACCTTCATTGACATTGATGTTTGTTCTATTGGTTGTGCTTCAGGTAAATCCATATCTTCATAAACACCTGCATCAATTTCTTTAGCTAAGTCATTTGGATTACGTAATATAACATGTGTATATCTATCTGCCTTCATTAAATCTGAAGCATGATAAGATACATAAAACTGGTCAATAGGTACAAACTCTGAACATGGTCTGTCTAATGATGCATCATAATAAATCTTTTTAAATGCTGAACCAATAATAGGTAAATGAAACAACATTCTTTCAAACTCATGAAAGTATTCAGGCATCATATCAGTTAACTGATAATTCATAAATTGTTTTACACGAGATGCTTGTTGTTGTTTTTCTACAGTCTCAGTTCCAATTATCTGAGCCATAACTGGTCCACCTGCAGGAAATAATTCCTGAGAAGCTTTAGATTGAAACTTCACTGCTGACTCTATTAAGAGTGGATGAACTGCAGTACATGCACCTTCAAATGGTTCTGAAGTTTCTTTTAATTTTAATCCTAATAAATCAAAACCTCTTTGGAAAGTTTCTTCCCATTCTTGTCTTGATTCTTTATCTGATTCGTACTTATCATATACATCAGCACCAATTTCTTGTAATTGTTCTTCATCAAGAGTTGAAACTAAATTATCATAATGTCCACCTGGCATACCTTCTTCAGGCATAATAGCAGGGTTACCCATTAGGTCAACTACTGCTGAACCATCTTCCATCATAGCTACACTTTCATCAGGAAGTATTTCTTGAGTTTCTATATCTTCACCTAAATCTTCTGACATAGGCATGTTTATTTTATCAAAGGGGTTTTTTTCAGTTGGCATAAATTTTCTTTCACAGTTATTATTCTAATATTATATACTTAAAACTTCCAGTATGCAACCCTTTTTTTTCTTTCGTAACCTTCTTCATAATCAGGGTCATCTGGATGAGTTAAATTCCATGATTCTTTC